TAATCTCAGCCGATTTAAGCCGAGTTAATGCATTTAGACGACTATCGGTATCGGTTTTTGATTTTACCCCCGTTAAATACCCGTTAATTTGAGTTCTAGGGCTATTTTGAATCATTGGTCAGAGTGTAAAAGACAAAAACTCAGCGCCACCCGCTAAACATTCCTTACGAACGGCTTCACGCCCCCCTCCCGTTTTGGGTTGCCTAGAATGCAGCCCATGAGCAAAAAAACATCCCTTAACGCTAATCAGCCACCAGCCCAAGTCGCCATCGCCGCCTGTACGTTTGAAATAGGCTCTTCCGGCGATGGCTCAATGCAATTATTCCCCGCCGGAACTTTTGATGCGCCGCGCGGAGCAATGCGCGGCAAAGGCCCTTGGCTGTTGGATGCCGATTCGGCACAGCGCTTGATCGGCGTCGTATCGCAACGCAAAAACGATATCGTCGTCGATTATGAGCACCAATCACTACTAACAGCTCAAAACGGTCAACCCGTCATTGCCGCCGCCTGGATTAATCCGCAAAGCCTGGAATGGCGCGAGCCACCAGCTGCTTATCCTGGCCTGTTTGCAACCAGTCCAAAATTTACGGCCGCCGCATCGGCGCATATTGCCGCTGATGAAATCCGCTACGTCTCCCCGGTCTTTTCTTACGACGCCAAAACCGGCGAGGTGCTGGATATTCTAAACGTCGCTTTAACCAATAACCCCGCGATTGATGGGATGCAGGCTGTAACCGTGGCGGCCACTTCGCTTTTTGCATCCGTCTCAACCCACTTACAGGAACCTACTATGGAAATAGAAGAGTTGTTGGAGCAATTACGTTGGCTGTTCAATTTGCCGACGCTTGCGACAATCGAACAAATAGCCGCCGAACTGGATAAAGCCAAGGCGTTAATCAACAGCAATACAGCGGATGCCGCTGCAACCAGCCTGATCGATGTGCTATCAGCAAAAAACGCCGAGATTGCGGCATTGTCTGTCCAGGCCGGACAAGGCGTTGACCTGACAAAATTCGCACCGATTGAAGTAGTCGATGAACTGCGCACCCAACTGGCGGCGCTGTCTGTCGGTACGGTGGAAGACAAGGTGGCACAACTGATCGAAGCGGGCAAGAAGGACGGCCGAATTATCGGTGCGAAAGCGGAAGCCTGGCTAACCGATATGGGCAAAAAGGCTATCGCCGCATTATCCGCATATCTGGACGCCGCCCAACCCATAGCTGCTTTAACCGGCATGCAAACCGGTGGGCAGATCAACATAGATGATGGCAACGAGCATAGCGGATTGACAGCGGAAGAGCTGGCGGTATGCAGCGCGCTCAACGTCGATGTCAACGAATTCAAAAAAACCAAAGCGGCCTAACCGCAAAGGATATCTATCATGGCTTTAACGGCAGACAGAAACACCCCAACACGATCCGGGCAGAAGTTCAGCTATCCGCTGGCAGCGGCGAAAGTTTACGCCGGTAGCATAGGCGTCATTAACGCCACCGGTTATTTAACCAAAGGCTCAACGGCAACCGGCCTGAAATGCGTTGGCCGCATTAATGCGCAAGTTGACAACAGTGCCGGCATTGCAGGCGCTGTCAACGGCGAGGTCGAAAACGGCATTTTCCGCTGGAAAAATTCAGCCGCCGCCGATGCCATCACTTTGGCCGAGGTCGGCACGGTCTGCTACATCGTAGACGACCAGACTGTGGCCAAGACCAGCGGAGGCGACACAAGATCGCCGGCAGGCATTATCGAGGACGTGGATTCCGATGGCGTCTGGGTAAGAATGGGACAGGATGCCCTTGTGGCTCCGGCAGGCGCGTTATTGGCCGCCAGCAACTTGTCAGACCTGGGCACTAAAGCTACGGCACGGGCCAATCTGGGCGGCGGCGCAGACAAAGTCATTCTGACTATCCCCGATATCGATCTGGTCGGCGCTACCGCGGAGGTCAAACGCATCGTTTCGCCAGTCGCGGGCACTATCGACAAAATCTACAGTGTTATCGACGGCGCATTGACAACAGGCGACGCCACGCTGACCGCAAAAATCGGCGCTGTAGCCGTGACCGATGGTGTAATTACCGTGGCCCAGGCAGGCAGCGCGGCCGGTGACGTGGACAGCGCGACACCGTCAGCCGCCAAAACCGTCGCAGTCGGCAACGTGATATCCATCACGGTCGGCGGCACCAATGACGCGACAAAACACGGCCACGTTACCCTGGTCATTACCCCAAGCGCTTAATCAGGAGCACCTATGAAAATGAATAGATTCGCCATGCTATCGATGGCATTGGCATTCATCGCCACTACCTTATTCGCCTTCAGCGGAACCGTAGTGGCAGCCCCGGCCATGCCCGCTGCCGATCTATGGCCATCATTGGCATTCGGCGGAATGCTCGTCAACAAAGCATCTATCAGCAGCATCTTTACCGGCCTTAAAACCATTTTTAACAATGCCTTGGTCGCAACGCCAGGCAGCTGGCAAGCCACGGCGATGGAAGTCATATCCACTGGAGCCTCCGAGGATTACGCCTGGCTGAGCCGATTCCCAATGATGCGCAAATGGATCGGAGAGAAGTTCGTAAAATCCTTGGCGGCAGGTAAATACACGGCCATCAACGAGGATTGGGAAACCACCATTGCCGTGCTTCGTAATGATATCGATGACGATAGGCTGGGCATCTATAACACCCAGGCATTGATGGCAGGCGATGCCGCAAGCGAGCTGCCCGACATCATTGTAGACAGTCTGAAAAACGGCGCGTTTACCTCGACGGGTATTGATGGTCAGTATTTTTACGACACAGATCACTCGGTCGCCGGCGCTTCGGTGTCCAACAAGTTGACTGCGGTGCTCAGTTCCGCCACGCCTGCCGCTGCCTTAGCCAGTTATGGCGCAGCCCGCCAGGCGATTATGAAATTCAAGGACGAAGAAGGCATGCCGTTGCGGCTGATCCCGGACACGCTGGAAGTTCCGCCCGCATTGGAATCAGTGGCAAAAAAGCTGCTTGAATCAGACAAGCTGGATGACAACAGCCCAAACCCTTACAAGGGCACGGCAAAGCTGATCGTCAACCCTGCACTGACCTCCGATACAGCCTGGTTCCTGCATGTGACTAGCAAAGCCGTCAAGCCGTTCATCGTGCAAATGCGCAAGCGTCCAGAGTTTGTTTCGCAAACATCAATGGAAAACGACGATGTATTCCTGAAAGCGGAATACAAGTTCGGCGCGGAAGCGCGAGCCACTGGTATCTATGGCTTCTGGCAGCTGTCCGTCGGCAGCACCGGCGCTGGCTAATTAACGGGAGATAGACATGATACGCATTAGATCATTAAGAGAGGGTTTCCGCCGCGGCGGTGTGGCACATTCAACTACACCAACCGATCACCCTGATACCCAATTTACTGCGACCGAACTGGAGCAGCTGCTGCTCGAACCGATGCTGGTTGTCGAGGTGTTGGCTGATGATGCCGGTGAGCTTTCCGTTCAGGATAGGCGGCAGGCGATAGCAGACTTTCTGGATGATGCCGGCCAATCTGACGAAGCCGACGAATCCGACGAATCCGGTGAAGCTAACGAAGCCGGTGAAGCTAGTGAATCTGGCGACGCTGGTAAATCCGAAGGTACAGGCGAATCTGGCGACACTGGTAAATCCGAAGGTACAGGTGAATCTGGCGAAACCGATTCATCCGCCAAGTCCGACAAGCCAGCCAGAAAATCGGCTAAATAATGTACTGCACCCAGCAAAACCTGATCGATCGTTTCGGCCAGCTGGAGATCATCCAGTTGACCGACCGTTCCACCCCGCCAGCTGGCACGATCAACGCTACGGTGTTGAATCAGGCCATCGGCGATGCGGATGCGGAGATCAACAGTTATTTAACGGGCTACACCCTGCCTCTGGCCGTTATTCCGGCCAATCTGGTGCGGATCGCCTGCGACATTACCCGATACTATTTATATGAAGACCGGGTCATCGAGCAGGTGCAAACCCGTTACAACGACGCGATCAAGTACCTGGTGCAAGTCGCCAAGGGCGTGATCAAGTTGGGGCCGGATACGGCCGGAACGGTTGCGGAGGTCGCCAGCGACAGCGCGCAGTTTTCATCCAGCCCTTCGGTATTTGGCCGCGATGCTGGCTGAACTGGAGCTTGAGCTTATCGCGGCAGTCAAGGCGTCGCCGATTGCTGCGAATCTGCGCGAAGTCGAAGCCCTGCCCGATGGCGATGCAACGACCTTGCTGCGCAAGTTCAAGACAGCGGCCCCCGCCGTTTATGCGGTTGCAGGTCCGGTGGCGATTGGCGATGAAAAAGCCACGCTGCGCTTTGATCTGATCTGCGTCGCCAGCAATGCGCGGGGCAATGATGCCGCACGGCGCGGCGACGGCCAGACCATCGGCCTGTATCAGATGCAGGATGCCCTGAGCGACTTTCTCGACGGCCATAAAACGGCCGGCGCGGCCTGGTATGCGAAAAGCATCAATTTTGCCAAGGATAAGGTCTGGATGGATAACGGCCTGTCGGTCGGCAGTCTGCAACTGGAAACCACGGTGCGGCGCACCGGCGTTGATGAAACCACGCTGGGCGCATTCGTGACCTTCCATGCCGACTACGATGTCGAGCCGTTCCAGTCGCAATCTGAACATGACAAATGGGCCGACGAGCCGCCTGACCACACGACCAGCGCGCCGGAACTGACCGACGCCACCACTTTACCGCAATAGGAGCACACCATGATTTTAGGACAACCCGTAAAGCTCAAGCCAACCAATGGCCTGAAGCTGCGCAAGGAAAACGGCCTGTTTTTGGCTGAAGACGGCGAAACCGTTATCGCGTCCAGTTACTGGCTGCGCCGCAAGAATGATGGCGATGTCGAAGAAGTCGCGGACGAAGCCGTCCAGGAACCAGCCGCCGATCAACAAAAACCAAAAACTAAGGGTTAAGCCATGCCAGACAATATTCCATTTTTAACCATCCCGCTTGATTGGCGGGTGCCCGGCGCTTACATCGAGATCGACCACACCAAGGCCGTGCGCGGTTTACCGGTCATGAGCCATAAGATGCTGATCTTGGGACAGCGCCTGAGCACCGGCACCGTCGCTGCCGGCGTATTGACCAGAGTCAGCCGCAAGGAAGACGGCGTGAATTACTTTGGACGCGGCTCAATGCTGGCGCAGCAGATTGAGGCGGCGCTGAAGGTCAACCCCTATACCGAATGCTACGCGCTGGCGCTGGATGATCTGGTCGCAGGCGTTAAGGCGACCGAGACGATTACTTTTACCGGCGCGCCAACCGAATCCGGCACGTTGTACTTGTACATAGGCGGTCGGCGCTTGCAGGTGGCCGTTGCGGCCAATGCTACCGTCACCGATATCGCCACCGCCACTGCGGCGGCCATTAACGCCGATCTGGATGGCGCGGTCACGGCCACCAGCGCGCTGGGCGTGGTGACGGCAACTGCCCGCCACAAAGGCGTCGAAGGCAACGACATCGATTACCGCGTCAACTATTACAGCGGCGAGTTCCTGCCTAAAGGCTTGGCCGTGGCGTTTGCGGCAGGCGTTGCCGGAACCGGAAACCCAGACGTGGCCGCAGCGATTACCGCGATGTCCACAATGAACCCGTACACCATCCTGTGCGGCTGGACGGATGCAGCCAACATCGTGCTGCTGGAAAACGAGCTGCAAAGCCGTTGGGGTGGCATGGATATGCGCACGGGGCATGTATTCGGCCATAAAAACGACACCTATGCCAATCTGGCCACCTATGGTTCGGCACGGAACAGCGCGCACACTACTTTCAGCGGCCTGAATAAGTCGCCGACCTTGCCGTGGGTTATTTCCGCCCAGTTCGGCGCGGCGTGCGAATTCTCAGGAGCCAACGATCCGGCGGTGCCATTCCGCTCCATCCGTTTGCCTTCAGTGCTGGCTCCGGTCGAGGCTGAACGCTTTACCGATACCGAACGCAACCTGCTGCTGCATGACGGCATCAGCTCGATCATCTTCGACCAATCAGGCAGCGCGATGATCGAGCAGGTGGTGACGACTTACCAGCAAAACAGCTTCGGCATGGAGGATGTCAGCCTGCTGAAACTCAATACCAAGTGGACAGTGGATTACATGCGCTATGCGTTCCGCTTTGCCATTTTGCGCGATTATCCACGGCACAAGCTGGCCGGCGACGATGTGCTGGGCAAGATCCAGCCTGGGCAGCCGATCGCCACGCCGAAGCTGATCCGAAACACGCTGATCGCCACGGCGATGGAGCTGGAAAAGGCCGGGCAGCTGGAAGATCTCGACCAGTTCATCAAGGATCTGATCGTGGTGCGCTCATCCAGCGACGTTAACCGCGTCAACGCGATCATTCCGCCGAACACCGTCAACCAGTTTGATGTGTTCGCGGCAGCTGTTCAATTCATTTTATAAGGGGGCCTTATGGGTCAGGTTACAGGGCGAGTTTTTATTACGGTCGGCGGTAAGCGCTTGTCGTCCAAGTCGGGCGCGACGCTCAAGTTCGGCCAGGTGAAGCGGGAAATGGTGCCCGCTGATCATGGTACGGCCGGCTACAAGGAATCGACGGAATCATCCGGCGTGGAATGCACGATCATCCATGACGCCAACACATCGCTGACTGAAATCCAGGCGATTGTCGCAGGTTCAGGGTCTTTTGATACCGATACCGGCAAATCGTTTGTGTTGTCCGGCATGGTTTGCCTTGAGGCGCTGTCCCTGTCGGATGGCGAGGTCAAGGTATCGTTTGGCGCTATGGATTGCAAGGAGGTTTGATCATGGCCGTTATTAAGCTGAAGCATCCCGTCATATTTAACGATGAACAGGTGGATGAAATCACCTTGCCTGACCGCTTGAAGCTCAAGCACATGAAGGCGATGGACAATGCCAATGGTGAAATCGGCAAGATTGCGGCACTGATCGCTTCTATGGCTGATTGGCCAATGTCGGCAGTCGATCAGATCGATGTGGAAGACTTCAATGCCATTGCCGAGGTGGCAGGCGGTTTTTTGGAACTGTCCCCAGCAATTGGCGGCAGGTAATGGGCGATATTGCCTACTCTTTTCATTTTCAACCCTCCGAGCTATGGGGAATGGGTGTGGATGAATTGTTGATGTGGCACGGCGAAGCGGTCAGGATCAATGAGCAGCAACCTTAACCTGAGTTTAACGCTGCGCGCAGTCGATAAACTGACTGCGCCGTTGCGCCGTATCAATAGCCAGATCGATACGCTGAGAGCGCCTGCCCGTAACCTGGGCATGGAGCTGAGCAGGTCGCTGCAACTGACCGGACTGAGCCAGATGCGTTCCGGCTTGGCCGGGGTCGGTCGCGAGGTCAGTTCGCTGACGTTCAAGCTGACAGCCATGGCCGGTGCAGCCGGTTTCGCGTTTAAAAACATGTTTATCGACACGGCTGCCGAGTTTGAGAATTTGGCCGTGTCGCTCAACGAGATCGAAGGCAGCGCCGAAGGCGGTAAAAAGGCGATGGCTTGGATTACTGATTTTGCCAAGAAAACCCCGCTGGAACTGAATACCACAACCAAAGCCTACACGATGCTGAAAAATTCCGGCATCAACCCGATGAATGGCTCACTGATGGCCCTGGTGGACAGCAATGCCAAGATCAACGGCAGCCAGGAGGACATGATCGAGATTACCCGCCAGCTGGGTCAGGCTTGGATGAAAAACAAGCTGCAACAGGAAGAGGTCAACGTATTGACCGAGCGCGGCACCAAAGTGGTGCCGTTGCTGGCCAAGGCGATGGGTAAAAATGATACTGCCATCATGGCCATGATCGGCAAGGGCAAAATAGGCCGCAAGGAAATCGCTCTGCTGATCGAGGCGATGGGAAAGGATGCGGCCGGCGCGGCGGAAAGGCAAAGCCGCACCTGGACCGGGATG